TTTACTAACACAACTGCTGGTAAAGACCTTTATACAATTATGAAAGAATCACCAGCAATGGTTGGTGGTGTTTCAGTAGGTGCATGGGCTGATGAATACCAAATGGTTGATGAAGAAGGTTCACCATTAGATACATCTGATGATGATTATGAAAGTGGATATTTCCAAATCACTAAAGGTGGTTTAAAAGAAGTATCAATAGTAATGCAACCTAATAACCCAATGGCTGAAGTTAAAAAGCTAGAATTTTTTAGAGAAGATGGAACTGCTAATCTTAAACATATCGAGAAAGCATTGCGTGAAGCTGGGCTTTCAAAGAAAGATGCTACATCCGCATCTAGCAAGTTCAATGAAATTCTTAAAATTCGTGATGAAGTTAAGAAACAAGTTGAAACCGCTCCAAGTCAAAGTGAGTTTGATGCGGATGACGAAAAGGCGATATTGGAAGCTCTCAAAGAGCGTTCATTATTAAAGAAATTAGACAAACGACTTAAATAAGGAAAAATTATGTCAGATAAAATTATTCAAAAGCTAGACGCAATTGAAGAAAAAACTTTAGCTCGTCAAGAAGAAATCATCAAGTCAGTAGATGAAAAACTTGAAGCTACAGTTGCTTCATTTGATGAAAAGGTGCAAGCACTTGAAGCGAAAGTTGCTTCAGTTCAAGCTCCAGCAATCGTTAAGATTGAAAAAACTGTTCGTGGTGATGTTAATAAAATGGTTAAAGAACAATTAGCCAGCTTTATTAAAACAAACGGCAGATTTGAAAAAGAAATCAAAATGTTTGAAGATGCTTCACAATATGATGCATACATCAAGGAAAGTTCTGGTTTAACTGGTTCTGGTGCTGGTGTCGGTGGTAGAACATTCTACGATCCAGTATTCCATCCACTTCGTTTAATCAACCCAATGCGTGGTGTATCTCGTTCTGTTGCAACTGATGGTTCAACATATCAATTCCGTGCTAAAGTTGGTAACGCTGGTGCTATGTGGGGTTATCCAATCAACAACAATACTTCTGCTGGTTCTGGTGTTCCTAACCCAACTACAGAAAACACAAACATTTGGCAATTAACACTTCAAGACATCAATACACAGTTCCCAATCAGAACTGCGGCTCTTGATGACATCGATGGTTTAGAATCAAATGTTGTTGATGATATGTTAGCTGAATTTAGCCAACAAGAAGGCTTATCAATGATTCAAAACAATGACCAAGCTGATCCAGCTACTGTATCTTATGGTGGTTCAAATGGCTTGCGTGGTTTAAATCAATATGCTGGTGCTAATGCATCTTACACAGGCGGCACATTTACTACTGCGGCTTTCGGTTCATCAGGCACAGGCTCAACAAGTGGTTTACATTCATTAAGCACATACGATCAATTAACATCAAACGGCGATAATGTAGTTGCTAATGCAGTTACTTATGCTGATATTGTTAATTTCATCTATAGCTTGCCACAACAATATTGGACACCTAATGCTAAATTTGTTATCAACCCAATCATGCTTTCAGCAATTCGTGGTTTAACAGATTTACAAGGCAGACCAATCTACATTGATGGTTTAGCTCGTGAAGATGGTATCGTTGGTTCTTTACTTGGCTTTGATGTTGTAGTTAATAAATATGTTGATTTACCAACAGGAACTACTGCATCTGTAGGCACAGAAAGCAAATATCCAATGTATTTTGCAGACTGGTCAAGATTCCATACTATCGTTGATCGTTTAAATATGATCTTGCGTAGATATGATCAAACTTTACCGGGCTACATTACATTCTATGGTGAAAAACGACTATGCACTTCAGTTGTTGATCCATTTGCTGGTGTTCGTTATCGTTCTACTGCAACTGCTACTAACTAATAGCAGTTTTAATGAAGGAATAGGCGGTTTAATCGCCGCCTATTTTTTTAACTAATTAGGAAAAAATTATGAAAGCATCTAAAAAAGTTTTAGAAGGTATAAAACAAGCTATACTCGAAGGCGAATCAAAAGTTAGCTTTAGAGAAGATAAAAAATCTAAAAAAGATGCACAAGAATCTGAACAAATTAACGAAGCATCTAACATTACTGGTTCAGGTAGCGGCGTTGGTGGTAAGGTAATATTTGATGAAGCATTTGCGGCACTTCGTTATGCCAATCCTTTCCGTATGGGAAGCCGAGAAATTATTGTTAATGGTTCTGATGCTCAATTCGTAGCAAAAGTTGGTAATGCGGCAAATTCAACTAATCCATTTGGATATACAGTTGTGCCTAATAGTGGTTCACCAAATATTGCTACATCTATCTGGCAATTGCCAGTTCGTGTTTTATCAGCAGTTTTGCCAGTTCGTAGTGCAGTTTTAACTGATGTTAATGCATTAGAAGAAGCTCTTGTTAATGACTTAATGCTTGAATTTAGTCAGTTAGAAGGTCAATCTATGGCTTTAAATAACGATCAATCTGGTTCATCAACAACTGCTTATGGTGCAACTTCTGGTTTAAGAGGTTTACCAACTTACAATACTGGTTCTACTGCATCATTTGGTTCAAGTGGAACTGCAAGCACTAATGGTATTCATACAATTGCTACAGTAACTCATAGCACAACTGCAATTGATTATGATTCATTAGCAGATATGGCTTCAGCTTTACCAGCTCAATATTGGGCATTACCTACAACTGCTTGGCATATTCATCCATCACTTATTTTAGAATTGCGTGTTCTTAAAGATACAGTTGGTATGCCAGTTTATTTAGAAGTTGGTAATTCAAATGGCGGTGCAGTTGCTAATTTATTTGGTTTCCCTGTGATCCCAAATCCATATTTAGCCGCTCCCGGAACTGGTAACATTTCATGCGTATTAGCAAATTGGGATCGTTTTATGACCATTGGCGATACAGAGGAAATGACATTTAAGATGTTTGAACAAACTCAACCGGGCTTTATAAATATCTATGCCGAAAAGCGTATGGTATCCACAATTCGTGATCCATTTGCTGGCGTATTCTTGAAAGGCGTATAATGACAACTGCTACCACTAGCGATATTCTTGCTTATGGTGGAGTGTTTCTTGCGCCAACAAGAAATCCTTTTAACTATGAGAAAATTGAACAAGTAGGAAGGGATTTATCAACAAGCTGGCTTACATTGACGGAAATCACCAATCAATTAAATTTGTTTGGTGATGACAGTCAAGATTCATATTTAAGTGATCTTGAATTAGCAGTTAGGATGCATATTGAGGATTATTTGGGCTTACCAATATTCCCAATTACATTTCAAACTTATTACGCAACAAGTTCTTTATATGGCAGTCCAATTTGCCTAGATTTACCAGAAGTTTCACAAGGTGCTGGAAATACTGTAGTTAATTCAGTTAGTTTTTTTGATGATGCACAAACGCCTGTTTTAACGCCTGTTAGTTCATCTAATGGCAATTGGTATTACGATCCTACTGGTAATAAAGTTGTTTTAGCAAGTTTACCAACTAACTTTAATCAAAATATGACTGCTCCATTAGTCGTTAATTTTACTGTTAAACCAAGTTTCTTATCTCAATATCCAGTCATTAAACAAGCTGGATTGTTATTATTAACGCATTTATATAACAACAGATCAGAAACAACAGTTGGTAGATTGGCAGAACTTCCTATAGGAATTGATGCTTTATTAAGACCTTACAAACCATTGGTGATGTAAATGGCTATTTCACGCTATGAAAATGTTACTGTTAATACTTTATCATTTACAACAGACGCATTTGGCGAAAGCACAGTTGTAATAACACCTAAATTTACAAGCAGACCTTTAGTTCAGGATGTTAAAAATAGCTTGCAAATTACTGGCGATACTCGTATTTACCAAGACTTAAATAGATTTGTTTTTAACTATACGCCTTATGTGCGAGATATAGTAATTAACTCAAGCGGATATTCAATCACTTGGCGTAACCAAGATTGGCGAATAACTGATGCTATTGAAGCTAATGATAAGATGAGTGTTACTTTCTTATGTTATAGAAACGATCCAACAACAAAGGTTTAATATGGGACAGAATAGTATTGTTCAGTATGCTGAAGCCATACAAACTCAATTATCGAGTATAATAAGTCCTGTTCCTGTGTATTCTAATTTCAACCGAAATTATGCTACACAGTCGAAATTTGTAACATGGCATTTAAGGAATGTTCATCAGCCGGTTTATACTGGTGGCAACCAAAATGTTAAAGGCATTGATAGACCGGTATTCCAGATGAGTGTATTCTCAACTAATATGGGCGATGGAATGACAATAGCTAATACTATTATTCAATCATTACATGGCTATACTGGTCAGTTTGGCGGATCAGGCGGTTTTTGGATTTCAAAAGCCGATGTAATAATGTTGCATCATACATACGATAATACCAATGCGCTCCATTCAGTCATATTGGATTGCACACTAGATATACCAACATAAGATTTTTTAATTTTTTAAAACGGAGTAAATTATTATGGCATTACCTAATAAAGTCTTACCGGGATTTAGCGCAACCCTTTATGCACAACCCGGAGCTACACCAACACCATTAACAGTTGCTAACTTATCTGATGAAACATCAGTTTCAGCTATTGCTATTTCAGCTAACCAAATTCATGTAGAAGCTATCCCTTACTTTGGTCAAGATGATGCTTCAGCTTCATTCGGTGTTGCTGGTGCAAGACAATCAGATATTATCCCAACTCAATCAAAGCCAACATCAATGACTATCATTGCGGCTTGGAATCCATCTGATACTGGTCTTTTATTAATTCGTGGCGATGCTTACAATGGCACAATTGACAGAACATTTGTTATCTCTGCTACTGATGGCACAAACATTGTGAACTATGCTTTCAATGGTCGTGTATCTGAATTTAAGATTGATCCATCACCAACTGCTGAAGCTAAATGTTCATTTACGATTCATCCAAGAGGTAATCAATACGGCTGGTCAAATAATACATAATTTATAAAGATAAATAAAATGACAACAACAATAAGATCAAATGATGATTTATTAAGTTATCTAGTAAGCCAAGCCAATTCAGGTCAAAAGAATTGGTTTGGTTTTGCTCAACAAAGATTAACTGGTATTAATTTAGCACATGAAATTGCAAAAAATCATGCTGATAAACTATCGCCTGAAGAAATAGTTGATTATGTTGTCAAGCTAAATAATGCGATATATCAAAAAATAATTAAGGCAGATTAATGTCATCTACAAAGTTTCAAGTTACTGGACTTTCAGAAACTTTAGCAGTATTTGATGAATTAAAAGATCAAATAGGCGATTCAAAAGCTAGAAGCTCTGTTCTTATTCCAGCAACTAAAGAAGCTATGAAACCAGTATTATCAATGGCAAAATCATTAGTGCCTATTGATACTGGTATGCTTGAAAATTCTTTAGGCATAACTGCAAGACGACCAGACGGAAAAGATAAAAGATCAAAATATGTTAGCCCAAAAGATGCGGTTATTGCATTGGTTCAAACTAAATCAATACCAAAAAATTTAAAAACAAAAGCATCTGAATTTGTTAAAAACATTTCAGATAAGCACCAAAGAAAAATGGCTACAAAAGAGTTTTACGAATCACAAGGCATATTCTATGATGCCAGAGCTATTGCAATGGAATTTGGAACGGCTACAGTTAGTCCACATCCATTTATGAGAGTTTCATTGGAAAGCCAAGCTCAACAAGTTTCAGAATCATTGGGCAGAATATTAGCTCAAAGAATAGAAAGTTATAAAGCAAAAAATCTATAATATTATAAGGAAAAAATATGAGTAAATTAGCAAGTGCTTTAGGTAGCAAATACGAACAAAATAAATTATCTATTTTAACTAGATCATTTGAATTAGGAAATCATACATTTAAAGTTAGAGTTCCTAGTGTTGGTGAAATTGAAGAAATTTATAATTATTTTAAAAATCCTGATGAAGCGGTTACGGAACAAATTTATCAAGAGCTTATTGCTAATTTAGTTATTGATCCAGAAGATAAAGTTGAAAAAACAGATAACGATACAATCGTTGGAGGCAGATCAATGCGAGAAGCCGCTAAAAATAAAAACATTATGCAATATAGAATTGTAAGATATATTCAAATGTTAGTGCCAGAAACAGGCAGTTTAGATGATCTTACTTATGCAGATGTTGAATCTGAATTTCCATTAGCTATTCAACTTACTTTAATTGACAAGATTAACGAAGTTATTTCGCCTGATTATAAAGATATTAAGTCAAAGTAACCGGCTCATTAAGAACGCAAGTTCGCTCCGCAATGATTTTTAATGGGCATACACCACAAGACATAAGCGCAATAGATGAAGCTACAATGAACGAGATAATCGTTATGTATGCTGATGGTGTTATAGGTAATAACGGAGTAATAAGAACACTAGGAAGTCTTACTGCTGGGGTATTTAATTATATGCGGTCAAACAATGCACCGCCTTATAGTTTAAAATCCATTATAGATACTATATATCCTTATATATATCGTGAACCAGAAGTTGATCCAAGCGATGCCTTGTTAGTCTTTATGAGCCAATCACCTAACTTTAGTATGGACAAGTTTAAAAGGTAAATCATGGCAATTATTTCAAGATTATCGGTTTTATTAGGATTAGATGCTGGTGAGTTTAATTCTAATTTAGGTAAAGCCCAAGAAGGTCTTAAAGGGTTTAATGCATCCGCATTAATTACAGAAGCCGCTATTGCTGGTCTTGGAGCGGCATTTTTTGAATTTTCCAAAAGTGCAATTGAATTTGCAGATCAAATGGCGCAAGTTGCCAAAACCAATGATGTTGCAGTTCACACAGTATTAGCTCTTAATGAAGCATTTATGCTTAATGGCGGATCATCAGAATCAGCCGGCAAAGCTATGTCTGCTTTTAGTAAAACTGTTGAACAGGCTTATCAAGGCAATGATAAATTAAGAAAATTATTTAATGATATTGGCGTTTCAGACAAGATGCTTGCTGAAATGGATACTCCAAAAATACTTGAGCAAGTTCTTAAAGGATTACAAAACACAGAACCAGCTTTAAAACGCAATGGTGAAGCTATGCAATTCTTTGCTAGAGCAGTTCGTGGCATTGATATTAAAGGCGTTGCTAAAGATTATGAAGAATTTAAAGACAAATTTACTGGTTCAGATGAAGCATTTTTAAAAGTTAAAGTTGGTGTTGATGCTTTATCTCAATCTTGGACTGATCT